TGTATGAACCACTTGTAAATTTTTGGACTCAACTTCAAGAGAATGGAGAAGAACTTCAGGGTCTTTTAGTTGATTATAAATCGACTCATGCCAATCCAGAATCGGCAAAAGAGTTGTTTGTAAATGCCAAAGAATGGGTAAATGATAGAACTAAATGTAATATTGATCGTGCGGTAGCATTCTATATTGTAAATAAGTGCTCATTTAGTGGACTGACAGAAAGTTCTTCATTTTCTCCAAAGGCATCTGTAAGTAACTTTTCTCTCCGTGGCATTTCCAAACTTACTGGATATTCTGAACTAATTCAGAAATGGCATATTACAAATGAGTCATATGAAAATATGCTCACGAATGATAAAGATGTCTTTACTTATCTGGATCCTCCATATGATATTAAAGACAATCTTTATGGTAAGAAAGGTGATATGCACAAGAGATTTGATCATGATAAGTTTGCCAAAGATTGCTCATCACACGAGAGTAAAATGCTTGTAAGTTATAATTCAGATCAACTTGTGAAAGATCGATTTAAAGATTGGAATGCTGCCGAGTTTGATCTTACTTACACAATGAGATCAGTTGGCGAATATATGCGTGATCAAAAACAACGTAAAGAACTACTGCTTTTTAATTATGGAATTGAAGGATTGGTTGAACAGTATCAATCAGACAAAGAAGCATCTAATTGATGAAGACCGTTCACTTGAGAAGGAATATCCTCCATACATTATAAATCGATGTTTCTCTGGACACATCGATACCTTGATGTTTGCCAATGAGATGAATAAGTATCACTTTCTTCCAAAGAGACTTCAATACGATTTCTTTATAAATATTGTGAGGAAAAAGAAGAGATTCTCTCCCTGGATCCGACAAGATAAAATCCAAGATCTTGATTATGTCAAACGTTATTATGGATATAGTAATGAAAAGGCAAAGCAAGCTCTGAAGATACTAACAAAGGAACAACTGAAGTTCATTAAATCTAAATTTGATACTGGAGGAAAAGCATGAGCGTTGTTAGAGAGCCTGAAGTGAAATGGTCACCAGATAAAATGGTGGAAGTAATTCTGGGAGAACCAGACGATTTTCTTAAGGTTCGTGAGACGCTGACACGCATTGGTGTCGCATCACGCAAAGAAAAAAAGATTTATCAATCTTGCCATATTCTACATAAGCAAGGTCGTTATTATCTGGTACATTTTAAGGAACTATTTGCACTGGATGGTAAGCACGCAAATCTAACTGTAAACGATGTTCAGAGACGAAATCGTATTGTTCAGTTGCTTGCCGACTGGGGACTTATTGAAATTGTGAATGTTGATTTGATTCAGGATATTGCTCCATTGAATCAAATTAAGGTTCTTTCTTATAAGGATAAGGGAGAATGGATTCTTGAGACCAAGTATAATATTGGGTCTAAGAAGAAACGTACAGAAGAAACCGAATAAATATGAGCGGGTTACCACACCCGCTTTTTTGTGCCTTGTGTTAATATATACTTGTGGATGCCGTAAGGGTCCACAAAACACAAACTCGCTTTTTTAAGGAGCTACAATAATGACTAACCTCACAAGGTATACTGCTGCGGATCTTCCTGAATTGATGGAAAGAATCACGCGCAATTCTATTGGAATGGACGAATATTTTGATCGCCTGTTTAATCTACACGAAACTTCAAAGAATTATCCTCCATACAATCTTATTCAGGTAAATAATGTTGAGTCTAGATTAGAAATCGCACTCGCAGGGTTTAAGAAAGGAGAAGTATATGCGTTCACAGAGTATGGAAAACTTTTTGTCGAAGGACAAAAAGAAGATTCTGAAACGGACAGGACATATGTCCACAAGGGAGTGGCTAGCAGAAGTTTTAAACGAGCATGGACTCTATCCGACGACACAGAAGTTAAGGAAGTCACCTTCGAAGACGGACTCCTTGTCATCACATTAGGTAAAATTGTTCCAGAGCATCATGCGCGTAAAGATTATTTGTAAATGCTAACAATTAGTTTATAATTTAGTTGCCGTTACTACAAAATGGTATAATAGCGATACACTTTTGATATATAATAATGTAAGAGTTTGGGAGAACACCATGATCTTAACAACAACTACAGCACTGCTGGGAGCGATTATGACTCTTTTCAGTCGCGGTAATCATGCGAGTGTGGGCATGTAATACTTCCTGAATAAATACAAGTCCAATAGGCATTAATACTCAACTATGGAAATTTTAGCAATTCTCGCTATGATTGGTGGGGCAACTTTCGGGGCATATAAGATGACTCCAAAAAACTGACTTATAAATAAAAAGTCGTCGTCGCATGACAGAGGGGATACTGGCACAATCCAGTTGACTCCCCTCTTTTTTATTGCTATAATATATGGAGGAACTATAGTATTATGTCTGTAAAACTTTCTATTTTAAAATCTGGAGAAACTGTAATTTCTGAACTAAAAGAATTGGTTTCTGATGACAAAGTTTGTGGATATCTTTTTGAGAATCCTCAAGTAGTTTATATCGAAAAATCATTTGTTCTTCTTGAAGAGGTTAAAAAATCAAACGAAGAAGAGATTTCTGTTACGATGAAACCTTGGATTGACTTAACATCTGATACTAAAATTCCGGTTCCTCCGGATTGGATTGTTACTATTGTTGAGCCAATAGATAATCTTATAAAACTTTATGAGGAAAAAATAAATGGAAAAAACAATCAAAGTTTTGTTACTGACTAATAATGAAAGATTAATTAGTGAAATTATAGAGATTAGTGCTGATATTGGAATGCCAGATTGCAAATTAGTATCTCCTCATGAAATTTGGGAAGGTCCTAATCTTTGCCCTTGGATGATGGATCATACTGATCAAACAGATTTTATGATTAGTTCTGATAAAATTATTACTATTGCCGATCCAAAAAAAGATTTACTTGACAAATATCTAGAAAAAATCAACTGATGCGATTCTACACTAATGTTCAAATGGTCGGGGATAATTTCCTTGTTCGCGGTCATGAAAATGGAAAACATTTCATGATCAAAGAGAGGTTTGACCCGACTCTTTTTGTGCCTTCAAATAACCAAACAAAATATAAAACTCTTAATGGAGAGTATGTTGAGGCAATTCAACCAGGATCTGTAAGAGATTGTCGTGACTTTATCAAAAAGTATGAAGGTGTAGAGAACTTTAGTATTTACGGAAATGATCGATACATCTATCAGTATATTTCTGATAAGTATCCTGAAGAAGAAATTAAGTTTGATACTAACAAGATTAAGATCTCAACAATTGATATTGAGGTTGCATCAGAGAATGGATTCCCTGATGTAGAATCCGCTGCCGAGGAAGTTCTTCTTATTACGGTTCAGGATTATGCTACTAAACAGATCCGTACTTGGGGTAGAGGAAACTTTCTAAACAAACAACAAAATGTTATCTACAAAGGATTTGAAACTGAGTATGAATTGCTCAATAGTTTCATTCACTGGTGGATGGTTGAGGAAAATTGTCCTGAAGTTGTGACTGGATGGAATAGTGAACTTTATGATATGCCATATTTGGTTCGTCGTATTGATCGTGTTCTTGGTGAAAAGTTGATGAAGCGTATGTCTCCATGGGGACTGGTGACCGAGAAGGAAACTTTTATCATGGGGCGAAAGCATATTTCTTATGATGTTGGTGGAATTACTCAACTTGATTATTTGAACCTTTATAAGAAGTTTACTTATAAAGCACAGGAATCATATCGCCTGGATTATATTGCCAGTGTTGAATTGGGGCAGAAGAAGTTAGATCACAGCGAATTTGATACTTTTAAAGACTTCTACACAAATGGATGGCAGAAGTTTGTAGAATACAATATCATTGACGTGGAACTTGTTGACCGTATGGAAGACAAGATGAAACTCATCGAACTTGCTATTACAATGGCATATGACGCAAAGGTAAACTTTGTCGATGTGTTTTATCAGGTAAGGATGTGGGATGCCATTATCTACAATTACCTGAAGAAGCGAAATATTGTTATTCCGCCAAAGGAGGATTCTTCCAAAAGTGAAAAATACGCAGGAGCATATGTTAAGGAACCGATTCCTGGAAAGTATGACTGGGTGGTGTCTTTTGACCTTAACTCTCTGTATCCTCATCTCATTATGCAATATAATATCTCACCAGAGACTCTTCTTGATGAAAGACATCCCCGTGCGAGTGTTGATCGAATCCTCAATGAGGAGATAACATTTGAGATGTATAAGGACTATGCGGTATGTGCTAATGGTGCCATGTATCGTAAAGATGTTCGTGGTTTTCTTCCAGAATTGATGGAGAGGATTTATAATGAAAGAAAGATCTTCAAAAAGAAGATGTTGAAAGCAAAACAAGATTATGAAAAAACTCCAACGAAGGTACTGGAAAAAGAAATTGCCCGTTGTAACAACATCCAGATGGCAAGAAAGATTCAACTTAACTCTGCTTACGGTGCGATTGGTAATCAGTATTTTAGGTATTATAAACTGGCAAATGCTGAAGCAATCACTCTCTCGGGTCAAGTTTCGATTCGCTGGATCGAAAATCGTATGAATGAATACCTAAATAAACTTTTGCAAACGGAGGAGGTCGATTATGTTATCGCATCCGACACTGACAGCATCTATCTTAACCTTGGACCTCTTGTTAGTAAATTTTTTGCTAATAAGTCTGGCGACAAAACAGCAATTGTGGGGATACTTGACAAGATCTGCCAAGAGAAACTGGAACCTTTTATCGAACGTTCATACCAGAAACTTGCGGACTACGTACAGGCGTATGATCAAAAAATGCAAATGAAGCGTGAGAATATTGCAGAGCGTGGTATTTGGACAGCAAAGAAGCGTTATATTCTCAACGTATGGAACAGTGAGGGTGTTCAATATACCGAACCAAAACTTAAAATGATGGGTATTGAGGCAGTCAAATCATCGACACCAGCTCCTTGTCGGACAATGATTAAAGATGGACTCAAACTCATGATGAATGGAACAGAGGATGAGGTAATTGAGTATATTGATAAGTGTCGTAAGGAATTTAGAAAACTTCCACCAGAACAGATTGCTTTTCCGCGATCCGCCTCTGATGTGAAAAAGTATCATTCTCACGCTGACATTTATTCAAAGGGCACTCCTATTCATATTCGTGGAGCACTTCTTTTTAATCACTATATTAAAGAGAAAAAGTTGACGAATAAATATTCACTTATTGCCAATGGTGAAAAAATCAAGTTCTTGTACCTAAAGAAACCAAATATTATTCAGGAGAATATTATTTCTTTTATTCAGGACTTTCCAAAAGAACTTGGTCTTGACAGGTATATTGACTATGACCTACAATTTGAAAAGAGTTTTCTTGAACCTTTCAAAGCAATCTTAGACGCCATCGGTTGGAATGTGGAAAAAACTGTAAACCTTGAACTATTTTTCGGATAATGGACTTCTTAAAAGATATTGTAAAAGAGATCGGAGATGACTACACAAAACTCGCCGCAGATATTGACGAGACTGAAACATATGTTGATACGGGTTCGTACATTTTTAATGGACTTGTGTCAGGTAGTATTTTTGGTGGTGTATCTGGGAATAAGATTACTGCTATTGCTGGAGAGTCTTCTACTGGAAAAACTTTCTTCTCTCTCGCTGTGGTTAAGAATTTTCTTAATTTTAACCCCGATGGTTATTGTCTCTACTTTGATACTGAAGCTGCCATTACTAAGTCACTCTTGGACTCAAGAGGCATTGACACATCACGGTTTGTCGTGGTTAATGTTGTCACAGTAGAAGAGTTTCGCAGTAAGGCACTCAAGGCAGTTGATATGTATCTCAAAAAACCAGTAGAAGAACGCAAACCCTGTATGTTTGTGTTAGACTCTCTTGGAATGCTCTCAACTGAAAAAGAGATCACTGATGCCCTGAACGATAAGCAGGTTCGTGACATGACGAAATCTCAACTTATCAAAGGTGCTTTCAGGATGTTGACATTGAAGTTGGGGCAGTCTAATATTCCTATGATTGTGACAAACCACACCTATGATGTCATCGGTTCTTATGTTCCTACTAAAGAGATGGGCGGTGGTTCTGGTCTTAAGTATGCTGCCAGTACCATCATATATCTCAGCAAGAAAAAAGAAAAAGACGGAACAGAAATTATCGGAAACATTATCAAGGCAAAGACTGCTAAGTCGCGTCTAAGTAAGGAGAATAAGGATGTTGAGATACGTCTCTATTATGATGAGCGTGGGCTTGATCGATATTATGGTCTTCTGGAGTTGGGTGAGATCGGAGGACTTTGGAAGAATGTTGCTGGACGTTATGAAATGACTGTTAATGGCGAAACTAAAAAAGTTTATGCCAAAGCAATTCTCAAAGAACCAGAAACCTACTTCACAGAAGAAGTAATGCAGAAACTTGACGAAATAGCGAGGAAGGAATTTAGTTATGGAGCGAATTGAACTTACAATTCTGCGCAATCTTCTATACAATGAAAACTATTCACGAAAGGTAATTCCTTTCATTCAACCAGATTATTTTGAGCAAAGGTCTGAAAAAGTAATCTTTCAGGAAATTGTTCATTTTATTGTTAAATATAACTCGGGCATCACAAAAGAAGCACTGACTATTGAACTTGAAAATCGTATAGATCTTACCGAAACAGAAGTAAAGGAAGTTCGTGATATTGTAGATGCTCTTCATGATGCCCCAGTAGACTATCAATGGTTGCTGGATACAACAGAAAAATGGTGTCGTGATCGAGCCATTTATCTTGCTCTTATGGAAGCCATTGGTATTGCCGATGGTAATGATGAGAATAAGAATCGTGATGCAATTCCAAGCATTTTGTCAGATGCTTTGGCAGTGTCTTTTGATAATAATATCGGTCATGACTACTTAGAAAACTATCAGGAAAGGTATGAGTACTATCATCGGAAGGAAGAAAAAATTGAATTTGATCTCGAATATTTCAACAAAATTACCAAAGGCGGTTTACCTCCTAAGACTCTTAACATCGCGCTCGCTGGTACAGGTGTCGGCAAGTCTCTATTCATGTGCCATGTTGCTAGCTCCGTGCTGCTCCAAGGACGGAACGTTCTCTATATTACAATGGAGATGGCAGAAGAAAAAATTGCTGAACGAATTGACGCAAACTTATTGAATGTTCCTATTCAAAATCTGACTGATTTGCCAAAGTCAACATTTGAAAACAAGGTAACTAGTCTTTCAAAGAAGACTCAAGGAACACTTATAATTAAAGAGTATCCGACAGCATCGGCACATAGTG